ACCAACTGTTACACTAGCAGAATAATCTTTTGAGTTAAATGTTGAAAACGTTTCACCATTTCCTAATGTAATAGTAATTTGATTTGATGAGTTGATAACTTCAGTTTTTTGTCTTCTAACTTTGTAGTTTGTATCTGTAACAAAGTTATTTAAAGTTGTCTTTAATGTCTTAACATTATCGTATGGTAATTTAAATACCATAATATTGTTTTCAGGATTATTAATTTTTGTTCTTTGTCTTACAAGAATACCAGCAGTAGTAACATCACTTCCACCAACATCACTTGTTAAGAATAATGATGTGTCTGAAACAATATATGCAACTGTTCCTGTTATGTTGTTACCTGCGTCTGTATCAAATGAAATTTGATCACCAGGTTTTAAATCTGTTAAAAAGAAAGTTCCTTTTCCTAATATGTTTTTACTAGAGTTTGCAATTGAAATGTTTCCAACTAATGTTGTGTTATCACCATAAGCAGTTGACAAAGATGTATCAGATGTGTATGGTGGTGTTCCATCCATTGCAATTTGTTTAACTGAACTAAATTCTTTTACTGAAGCACCAGCAAGTCCTAATACTGTATTTTGAACTGTAGCAGAAGCCGAACTATCGTTTGTCACAACTTCACCAGAAGCAAATGTTCCTTCAACGTTTGCAAGAACTAAAACTCCGTGAGTAGCATTTCCTGTACTTGTAAATGCCGTAACATTAGCGATTGTTGTTCCGTCTGATTCATACAACTCAAATGTGTTAGCACTGTAATCAGCATTTCTTACTGTAAATATATCACTAGTAGTTACAGCAACACTATCAACCTCAAATACAGGTGATAAGAATTTTATTTGTTGACCATCTTTTAATCCTAAAGTTCCTGAAACAGTTACTACACTGTTTGCAGTATTAATAGATGTAATACCTTCACTGTGAGCAACACTTGAATTTTGAACAACACCAGAAGCACCTGAAGTTGAACCAGAAACAGTATCGCCTGTTGTGAATGATGTATTGTCTAATAAGTTTAGGTGTGTAAACATTTCTATATCAAATAGATAATGTTTGTAAACTGATGTATCGTCTAATATTAAATTAGCGTCCGTATCTAATGCTAATGCAGTTTCGAATCCTCTACTTTTTGCTCTACCAATTTGTGGAACAATTGCACCACTTGTTGATCTTTCAACACCTTTTGTGTCTGTAGCAACATCATGTAAATTAACTGATTTAAATGCCTCAACTGAAGCACCAAACTCAGCAAAGTCAGGTGTATTATAAATGTTTGAAACGTTAACAAAGTTATCTACATCAAAAGTTGTTTTGTTATTATTGATAGTTGTAAAATCTCTTCCTTTATTTAAATTAACAAAGTTTGTGGCCATGTTTTCATTTTCATAACCATTAACGTATGCTTTAAATGGTGAAATACCAACTGCTAATTTAGATTCTATTCCACCTTCAGATGATAAGTAAATTCCTCTAACTATATCACTGTCTGAACTTGTTGTATCTTTTAAATGTTCTCTTACTTCAAAATCAGGATTACTTAAAACATAGTCACCTGATTCATCAAAGGTTCTTCTAGCAAGTGTGTCTTCTAATACAGCATATTCTGTTGATCTAACTTGCGAAAGAATAATGCCATCTTTAACTCTAGCGATTTCATAAAAGTTAGAATCTTCAGTTGATGATAAAGTTCTTTTTGCAAGTGATAAAGTAACTTTTAATCTGTGAGCACCAGGAGCGTTTGCGTTTGAATATCCTTGAGCATTGTCATCTAAAGAAGTGTCATCTCCAGATGTAATAAAACTTTCAGTTACTTGTAGTCCAATTCTATAACTTGGTTGATTTGTGTATTTGTCTAAAACTAATGATGAAGACTCAACTCTAACCATATATCCGTTAATGTAATATATTCCTGCCTCAATACCAGCGGCAGAACCAGTTGCAGTTGTATCAACAACAAATGTATCACCTGAACCTTGTGCCGTTACTGTTTCACCATCATCAAAAACAGTTTTAATATTATTTACTGAATCTGCTGATGTGTATTTGATGTATAAAGTATCTGGATCAGTTCCGTCTGAAGCAACTACTTTAATAACTGTAGCACCGACTTTAGAAGTATCTCCTACTATATTTTGATCTAAGTAAGCATTTAAATCTGAATTTGATTTAGATGTAAGTTTTACGGCAGTATAATTTGTATCTATTGAAAGTTGTCCAGGAATAACCATTGACCCTTGTTTAAAGAAGTGGTCACCCATTCTTTCAACTTGATTTTGTAATATTGTTTGAGATTGTGTTAGTTCTCTTGCTTGAACAGCAAAAGATGGTCTAAACAAAATACGATGATAGTTTTTTGTTTCATCAAAATCATCAAAATATGGGCTGATGTTAAAATCAGTTGGACTTGGCATTTATTTCCCTTTGCATTAAAATTCGATAATTAATTTTATATTTTCAGTTTGATCAATAGCTCTTGCAATTCTAACTCTATTCTCAACATAAAGAATATCACCAGAGTCATGTTTGATTTCTGGTACTGAATATCCACTTACAAACGAAACAGCGTTTATAGTTTGTGTAGATGTATCAGGAGTTCCTGTTGCACTTGAACCAGGAGCAGAAATTACACCTGAACCACTAAATGGTATTTGATCTCCACTTGTAGAGACACCAGCATCGTTATGTCTAAACTGTGAAAAGTATAAAATATTGTTTGAAGAATCCCACTCAACTACTTTACCAGTTGCACCTGTTGTTGCCTGGTTTATTTCTTCATCAACTAAGAATGTTCCTGGAGATGGAGAAGCAGAAAGTTTAACAGCAAAAGTTCCTCTAACTGTAATATCAGTTAAGTTAGTTCCGTTTGCGTCTGTTGGATCTTTAATTAAAGAGATTTTTCTAAAATCGTTAGCGGCAGAGAAGTCACCAGTTCCTAATGAATTGGCATTTTCAGTTCCTTCTAAAGTAGTAGTCATCATCACAAAGAAAGCACCTAACTCGGCAGGAGCATTTGATCCGTGACCACCTTTAGGTGGAATAATTACATCTAGTTCAGCACCTGAACCAGTTCCACCAGCATTTGTTCCAGCAATAATATCAGCGTCTGTGATATATGCATATGTGTATCCTGAACCATTTGTTGTAATATTAATTGAAGTTACAATACCACTTTGTATAGTTACTTCACATTCAGCAGCAGAACCACCGTTTGCAGAATAGTCACCTCTTATCGGAACACCTGTAATAATTCCTGAAGAACCACCACCATTAATTGTAAAACCAGTTCCACCATTTGCAACAGAAACAACATCAAGTCTTCCATCAGTAGCCGCAGCCGCAATAGTAGAATCAGTTGCCACAGGCATAAAATCAGTTGATAAGAAATTAACTTGTTGGGCAGCACTTAATGTGTAAATGTATTTCCATCTATATCCGTCAGATGTGATTACAAAAGGTGTAGTAGATGTTCCAGTTGGTTCTACTGTTGAAGCAGCACCACCGTTATTATCTAAACACTTGTAAACATTTCTTGCTGTTGTAAGTACATAGTAGGATGCGTCAAACAAAGTTGTTGCACCACTATTTGATGTTCTTCTTGTTGATGAACTATTAGGAACATATTCCTCATAATCGTGTCTATACATATCATAAACTGTTCCAGATATCCAGTTTCTTCTTGGACATACTAGTGATACATCGTTACCAGTTATTCTTTTGGCAGCGATTAATTCATCAAAGTTATTAAATTCGTTTATTACACTATCACCAGGAGTTTCTGGTATAGTTTCAGTACCTTCAAAATCTGTTCTTCCGTCAGGTCTTGTAAAAGTACCGTATTCTCTAATTCTACCTATACCTAGATAGTAGTAATTAGGGTTTGTTTCTGTGAAAGACTCTCTAAAGTTTTCAGCATTATTAAGTCTAAATTTGTTTGTTACTATTGCTGGCATTTCTTATCCTTTTCAATATTTATATAACTTATTAATATTGTTTTTAATATTTATAATCATTCCGAAGAACATTTTACATCTATTTTATCTTTATCTTTAGGACGATCTATAATAGATTTGAACGACTCATATACTTTTCCTGGTTCTACCATGATATTACGAGGATCACTAGGATCAAATTTGTTCTCATTCCACTTATTTCCCATGTGAAATTGTAAGTTTTTATGATGTGTATAACCAAATTGAGTCCATCTTGTACTTCCCCAAACAATGACACCCCTTGTTTTAGTTGAAGCAGCAAAATGCTGTAAACATGAATCTATACCGATAAATGCTTTTGCATTTTTAAGTAATTCATGTAATTGTGACCAATGTAAAGGACATTTGATAGTTCCTTGATAACTTGGTTCATTTGGCAATGTACAATCAATAATAGTTAATTTAGGATATTCTTGTTTGATTGTGTTAATAACTGTTTGTGCTAAGTAGTGTGGATAGATACGGCCAGGATTATTATTATTATATGGAGTATTAGCGGCACCTCCTGTCCAACTACTTTGACCACCAGAAAACTGAATTAAAATATAATCATTAATTTTGTTATCTAGCAACCATTTATCTACTGATTCTTTTAAATGTTCTGTAAACATTTTAGGAACCATACTTCTTTCAAATTCAACACCATGTAACTTACTATATGCTTCAATTAAATGTTGATTACCAAATTGAAAATTTGATTTGTAAGGTTCTGAATAGTAAATATTATCACTACTCATTATTCTTTTATCATTTAAAGGAATTGTTTGTTCAAATGCTAATTTAACATTTGGATTGTTTGCAAAACATCCAACATACGGTGTATAAACTTGTATTGGTTGTTCTGCCTTTTCGGTTAATTTATCTACTAGTGATGTGAACGTTGAACATTTACCAACCCCACCTTCAACTATGTAAGTGTCTAATGTCATAATAACTCCATAATTTTTAATAATTTAATAATACTATATATACGTCTCTTAAACAGTAGGTGCCGAAGACTTATAAGGATGATTACTTGGTAAACTACCAGATAATCCCCATTTATGTGCCAAGTATCCTTCAGCCGTTTCAAAGTAAGTCATATCAGTACCACTTGTTCCTGGTTGTCTTGCATAAGCAACTGATTCTGCCAGTCTTCCGTCTAATTCTTGCGATGATCTATTTCTCATAAATCTTACTTGTTGCCTTGTTTGTAAACTATTGTCATAATCATTTACTGGCGTAAATGCATTTTCTCCATCTACTCTAACACCAATTTGATTACCTGTTTTATTAAAAAATACACCTACAATATGCCAAGTATTTTGTATCAAACTTTTCAAATTCCATTGTTGAAGATTACCGATCGTTGAACTGATTCTATTTGAAGATAATCCATCTAAATCTAATTCTCCTGGCCAAGTATTATTACTTGCACCTGAACTCATAGCATAATCTCTTTTTGGAGTTTGATTTGTTTCTACTGACCAAAGTGAATCTTGGGTAGAGTTTGAACCATGAAATTGAAATACTCCTACAGACCAATGATTTCCACTACTGACCTGACTATTTACAAAACTTCCACTTTGTATGTATTCATTGTTACCACTAAAATCAGCAACATCTTTACTATTTAATCCATTAGTTACAATTGTTGGTGTTCCACCAATAGAAAAACTGTGTTTTCCAGCCTTATCTGACAGAGCAGTTATTGTACTTCCACTTTGTGTAACACTGCTACTATCATCAAAGTCAACCCACCAAGCAAGAAATCCTAAATCAGATGGTGCCCATGGAGTAGCTGATGAACCAGAAACAGCTCTTCTTCTCATTGAATGTCCTATTGAACTAAATGACGAACCCATGTTATCTCCTATGAGAAACTAACAGATTGTCCTGTAACAACGTAAGAACTTCCTGTATAGTAAATTGAAAATGATATAACGTCAACACCATTGGCAGTACCACTTGGTGTTGATCCACCTTGCCAGTTTATAGTTGCACTTGTACTATTAATATTTAAAGCAGTTATCATATAAGGTGTTGAACCTTGTTGCCATATTACAGTAATATTAGTACCTTGTGAAGCAGATAAAGATAAGTTACTTATATTTAAAGTTTTATTATTTGTTGCACTACTAATAAACAAACTATGAGATACTAAAGCAGATAATCCTATTGTTGAATTAACACCACTATGTGTAAGAAATGATTCTATAATTCCATTATCAGATAATTTTAATCCACCAGTAATACTATTGCTGTCTGTATCTAAGTCCCCACCTAAAGTAGGTGTTGTATCATGGACTATATTTAATGTTTGAATATTATGCGATCCTGCAACTGCTGAATAAACTAAGTAACCATTATCGATAGTAGAAGTATTTACGTCTGTTAAAGCACCAAGTGTTGTTGGAGCTGTTTGTGTTACCCAATCATAATCTGTTCCATTCCAACTTAATACTTCATTAGGAGCAGCAGTTGATGTATTTAAATGTGTATCAACGTCTGAATCTGTATATGGATTTGGAGTTGATGGAGGTGGCGCCCAAGCATAATCTGTTCCTGTCCAAGTTAAATATTGACTAGATGTTGCTGAACTTGTATTTAAATGTGTATCAACGTCTGAATCTGTATATGAATTAATATTTGCACCATCAATTGTTATTGTGTTATTTGTAACACTTGCTGAAATTCCATTTGTTCCTTGTATAGTTAAGATTTCTCCTAAAGCAACTGTGTCTGTTGTTGAACTTGCGTCTCTTATTGTAATTGTATTATCTGTAAAAACAAGATTACCAGCACCATCAGTTGATATAAGTTGATTTGCAGTTCCATCTGATTGTGGCCAAGATAATCCATCCAATACAATACTTCCAGTTCCATCAGGAGTGATGTTAATATCACCATCGTTAGAAGATACTATTGACTGTGATGATACATCTAAGTCACCTGCCAACGTTGGATTTGGATCTTCTTGTTGTCCTTGTATTTCTACTGTTCCATTAGGAAGAAGAAAGTTTGGAAATGTTCTTGTTATCTGTCCCATAGTTTATTCCTTATAGTGGTAAATACCTTACTTGTATTTCTGAACTTGCCGCTGGAGCAAGAACGAAAGTTAATGTTGTTCCTGAAATTGTATAGTCATCTGTCGGAACTAAAACTATTCCGTTTACAATTACAAATACATCATCAACAGTTCTGCCACTTTGATTTAATGTAAATGATGATGTTGATTCATCACCTGTAAATTTCTGTGTACTGTATGAGTTAGAACTTTTAGCAATAGTTACTGTGTTGCCTGAAGCAGATGTTGTAATTCCTGTTCCACCAACAAGTGTTAAACTTTCAGTTCCTAAATCTATACTAATTGATGAAGAACTATCGTCTAATACATTTAAAGAACCAGATGCCGAGTTTGTAATTGTAATTGTATTACCAGAAGCAGATGTTGTAATACCTGCCCCTCCAGCAATCTGTAATTGTTCAGTTGATAGTGTTATCGCAATGGCAGTTGAACTATCATCTATTACGTTTAATGTTCCACCACCTGCGTCTTGTAATTCTAAGTATCCTGTTGAAGCGTTATGTGTTAAGACTTGACCATCTGTAGCACTTGCCTGAACACCAGGTAATCTAAATTTTGTATTTGCTGGGTTACCAATTGTAATCTCATCATCAACATTTACTGCTGATGGTTCAGCTCTATATCCTATAATAATGTTATTACATCCATCCTCTAAATCAACAGGAAGAGAACACCAACTAGGACCACCTAAAGTCATAACTCCTGAACTTGCACCAGAATATGAACCTAAGATAGTGTTATATCCAAATCTATTGTTTACTCCTGTACTTCCTTGTGCCAAACTTGCAGCTGCATGTCCACCAACAACTGTGTTATGTTCATGGCAATCAGCAGTTCCTGACTGGCATAAAGCATTATCTCCAACTACAACTATACTATTAGCTGCAACTGAATTATTGCCAAAAGCATTTGTTCCAACTAAAGTAATACCACAACCACTTGATTGATAAAGTCCAGCAGCAGATCCAATAGCAGTTAATTGAGGATCATATATTGTTGGAGAAAAGTTTTGCATTGCACTTTCACCAATTGCTACAACACCACATGTTACATCATCACCAGATGAAGTATTATAATCATTTTGATAAGCACAAGCACCAATAACAACTGAAGCACTTAGTCCTCTTACATTTTGTCCAGCACATGCCCCTAAAACTACGTTTTCACATGAGTTACCTCCAAAAACGCATGTATTAGCATCAATGCTTTGAAGAGCATCATTTCCAATAATTACATCGTTACATGAGTGTGCTAAAGTCGGTATTGTATTTCCACTATGAAGACAGGACATATCTTTCATACAAGTATATGCTCTGTTACCAATAACAACTGATCCCTCAAGCGCATTGTTCATTGATGAGGTATTACCTAAAACAACTGAATCTTTAAGACCTGATTCAAATCCACAGAAAACGTTATTACATACAGCTCCAGCCGCATTATGTCCTATAACAATATTAGTATCGGCAAACGTAACACATCCCATTGCATTGTTACCAATTGCAAGGTTTGGTGTTTGTTGAAAGAAACACCCAAAACACTGACCTGCATTTGACCAATTTGGAAAACCACTATAACTACTACATACAGCAGGTGGATTATTTGCTGTTAAACTATTTGATCCAGTACATTGCCAACAATCAGAGCATGTTTGTGTAAGTAGAGCTGCACCACGTCCGATAGCAATTTGATGACCAGTTAATGAGGACCTACCAGCAGAATTTCCTATAGCAACATTAAAATCTCCTGTAGCACCTTGGGCAGCAGAATTCCCTATAGCAACATTATATCTCCAGTTTGATGTTGCTTGAATGAAATTACATCGTCCAATAATAATGTTTTCTATAGCATTACTAGTAACACAATTACCACTTTGTCGTCCAAGTACAATATTTCCACAAAAAGTATTTACATTTTGATTATTTGGAAATAAATTAGATCCAAGCATAAGATTGCAATTTATAGCACAACTAGAAGCAGCACACATGGTAGTCATAATATCATTTCCAATTGCAACGTTATTCCATCCATGAGCTGCTCTTCTCATAACTTTATCACCTATTGCAATATTACAATATCCATCTGAAATTCCACAAAGAGAACATTCCCCTATAGCAATGTTATTTGATCCGTCAACAATACAAGATAACGCAAAATATCCTATAGAAACATTACATCTTGCATTAGCGGCGTTTGGTATATCTGCATGTACTCCAATAGCAACGTTACAACTCCCTAGAGGATGATATCCTCTTAATCTCATTTCAGCGCCATTTCCTGCATTTGCATTGGAAGGTGCTAAATCAAAACAAGTAAGACCTTCTAAACAAGTTGTTGTGCAACCTAATTCTAATACTGTTGTTCCTAAAGTTGTACATTTAGAAACAGGTGCCAAATCAATTGTTAAAACATTGTTGGCAACCGAAGTTGTGATAGCATTACTTCCTGTTATATGTAAAGTTTCACCAAGTGCTACTGTATCAGTAGTTGATGTGCTATCCATTATTGTTAATTCTGAATTTACTAAAGCAGAGTTTGGTATATTTGTAAATGTATTTGAAAGACCATCAAGTGTCTTATTAGATAATGTTTCTGTTCCTGTTTGTGTGATTACAATTGATTGATCAATATCTAATTTTAATTGATTGCCTGTAACAGATGAGACAATTCCTAATCCACCAGTAACATCTAATTGATCAGTTGTTAAATCAATACCTATAGAAGATGATGAATCGTCTGTAATTGTAAGTGTTGAAAGAACAGCACCAATTGAGTTTGATTCAAACTTACCTGTTGATGAGTTATATATTAATGCCTCACCGTTTATAGGATTTGAAACGTCAATTGATAAAGTCGAACCATCACCGATTGCACCATAGATTTCATTAAAATTATCGTTAATTTTATCACCACCATCCCTAATCGGGTCACCAGTGTTATCGTTGGGTAATGTTCCTATGTTGATTAATTGTTTTGCCATATCTCTCTTTGCTCTGCTTTGTTATATTTATAATCGAAAATTCTATACTCTATCCATCTTCTTATTAGTTGATGACCATTTAGTTTGTGTAGTATCAAACTGAGGCGATGTTGTTATATTTGCTGGCAATGTAAATTTAGTTTTAAGTTGTTGCCCACCACTTGTTGAAGTCATAATAAACACAGCCTCTCCTCCATTTAAAGATGATCTAGTATGTTGAACTTTCAGTTCCCCTATTGGTTTAAATGTATTAACACTTTGTAATACACTTGAATTTGTTGCCCCACCAAATGCCGTATTAGCATATTTGTTAAGTGTCTTATATCTTGGTCCTAAACCAAATCCTTGTTTAACTAATATTCCTGTTCCATCTGAATTAAATATTGTTCTCTTAACTCTACTTACAATGTCGTAACTTATAGGTGGTGCAAATACAGTTACGTCTCTTGTTTTTGTTGGGAAGTGATCGTGTGTGCTAGGATCCAAATCAAACGGAACACCTAATTTTGGATCTGATCTTAATGAAGTGCCATCTGTTGTTGTTCCTAATCTTCTTCCTAACATTGTTCCAAAGATTAATTTAAGTAGTGTATCAAAACCAGGAGTTGTTCCAACAATAGGTCTAATTCTTCCATTTAATCTGGATTGTATATCTACTTCTCCAATGTAATAGAAACCTGCTGGGTGAGCGGCCTTCTCGTATGCGTCTCTCCAATCATTAATTGATCTACCAACTTTAATGATATAAGAATAATCTTGGTATAATAAACTGTCTTGCAATACCATAGTTGATTCAGAAACCCAACCATCAGTATTTAAAAATCTGCCAGATGTTTCACTTACTACATCAACTGTTGCTGTAACTGTTGCCTGACTATGTCTAACAATTGTAGCAGACCCACCTGGTCCTGTTAATGTAACATTTGTTCCAAATAGTCCATCTGATTCTTTTACTTTTAAAATTTGTGTATTAACGTCATAAGATACAACTGTACCTGAAACAACTGTTGAACCATCTGATCCTAATGCTGTTACTGTTTGCAATGATGAAAATGCACCAACAACATTTGTTAATACAAAATAAGATGGCATTGTCATTGTTGCAGGAGTTGGTGAGGTTTCGTAATTATATCCTAACTCTAATTCGTTAAAAGTTAATAGTCTTCCTATTTGACTACCATAAGTTAATATCTTAGCACCATTACCACTTGATGATGTAATTGTTAAAGTAGGAATAGAACTAAATCCATTTCCTGTATTTAAAAATCTTAAATCTGTTATGTCACCTACACCTGTACTTGTCTCTTGTACAATTTTATTTCCTGTGTATGGATCACTTTTTGTTGTTTCATCTTCTAATACAATATGATCTTCAGTTGATGATAAAGATTCCTCTTGCGTAAATCCACCATTAACTACTGATACTTTTGCTTCGGCATTACCAGAACTAAAATTAACAACATCACCTATTTCATATCCTGTTCCACCTTCATCTACAATTAAATCTTCTAATGAACCTAACCCAACAGGCCCAACTGAATATAATGCACCTGTTCCACCACCTGTTGTTTGTATTAAATCATTTTCATTATACAAAGCACCATTTGATGTAATAACTTTTTCAGTAATAACACCAGTTGAATTTAAAACAATTAGATCGTCTTCATCTTCATTACTTGATCCTATAATTCTTGCACCAGGAACAAAGTCACCTACAACTGAATCATATCCTAAAACTAACTCAGCAACAATTTTTCCACCAATAGGATATTTTACAACACTCTCAACAACTGCCGTTGCCTTACCTACTAGATTAGTTTTAAACTGTGTGATTGTTTGACCAACTAATTTACCAGCATCAGAAAATCCTACTTCTAATGCTCTCATTACTTTTTTAGTTTCCCATTTACCATCAGACGCTCTTAAAATATTATCTCTTGGATATCTGATTTCAGCAGGTATATTAAAAAGTAATTGAAAGATTATCTCACTTGCTCTTCTAGTTCCTTTTGCTTCGTAAAATGATTTAATATTTTTAACTAAAGTTTTTTTATCCAATCCATCAGCAAGTTTTTCAGGTATAGAATTTAAAAATGCATTTCTAAAGTTTAATAGAAATTGATCTAATGTTCCATCAGGATCAGAATACTGACAAAGTTGATGAATACTTTGAACTGGATTTGGTCTATACTTTGATATTGTTGCTTCAGCACCTGAAGTTAGGCCGTAAATTTCTTCACCTATTTTAAATTTGTTTTGTGAGGTTACAAACAAACGAGAACCAGCATCTGTGTCTTCAACTATTACAGTTGCCTGAGCACCACTTGTTCTTCCTTTTATTATTTCACCATTAATAAAATCTCCGACAGGAGAATTTTCCATTAATAGATTATCTTCTCCATCATCTTTTGTATGATTAGTTCCATTTAATTGCATGAAACTAGTTACAACAGGATTTTCTAATTGAATAATATTAGGGTCGTTAATTTTGATAAGTGATAATTCAGCAGCTTCTAAGAATTGATAATAGAGTTTTACATACTCTAAAAAATACGGATGATCCTCAAGCACAAAATCAGGTGATTGAGTTTCAATAAAGGTTGAGATTTTATCTTTTAAGTCTGCCATTTTTAATTATAACTTGATGTTGTTGAATATCCCACTCCTGCATTTGCTGAACCACCAACAAATGTATCAACTTCAACATTGATCGAACTATTTGCAACATCTAATTCTATTATTTGATTTCTTAAAGGAACAATGTCGTTAGATTGTGGTTGAACAGTTAGCTCAATTGAAGTTGAAGCAGAACCTCGTATATTCTCAACACTAGTTATAACTAAAGCATTTATTTTAATTTCACCTGTTTGGTAATTAATTGTTCCAGCATTATTATCAACATAAACTTTTAATCCAGTTGTTGATGTTGAATTATAAAATCTTCTTAGATTACCATTACCGTCATCATCTAAGTACATCACTTCATTACTATTTGAAACTCTAAATCCTGAAGAAAGTAAAACTCCTCCCATATCACTAGCATGACCCATGTGTGGATTATAAAATGCATTTGAAAAAGAAACATTATAGTTAATTGATGTATCTAAAGATGGTGTAAATGATTTTCTTATTTTCACTTTTGTAATATTTGAAAGTATTGAATTATCTGTGTCATCAATAGTTTCAGATAATTTTGAATATCTAAACATACTATCAAACATTTGCAATGTGTTATCGTTAAAACTTTCTAAATTGGAAATAACATCTGTTTTAATATCATCGGCAGATTTTGTTGTTGATCTGTCGTCATATTTAATAGTTGAAGTTAAAATAATTTTAGTAATTTCAGGATCAATTATTTCTGGTCTTACTGAAGCAACTGAATATCTTTTTAAAGTATTAACAATATCTCTTTTTGTTGTTAATGTTAAGTTAGAACCTGATTTTGGTTTGATAGATATAAAAACTTTTCCAAAATACGGCGTATCGTTATCTTCACCACCCCAAGCACTAATTGAATGTGCATTTGGATATAGTTGATTAACTTTAACTTTGTAATCTTCAACTGTAACTGCTCTGTCCTGTGACGCATAAAATTTAGGTGCATGAAATTTAACACTTGCATCCGTTTCAGCATCGGCACCGTTGGCAGCATTTGAATTTACAGTTAATGTAAAGTCATTAAATCCTTGTATGTTACTTGCCAAAGTAAATGTTGAAGCACCATTAGCAGCGTCTTTGTTAGTTACAACATATTTTAATCTAACGATATTGCCATCATCTAATTTTTTTCCTATAATACCATCACCGAAGTAAACTTCAAACTTACCATCTTCAGCTTCTTGTAAGAAATAAACTTTTGAGTCACCATCTAATTCTGTTATTGAAGTTGCTCTACTATAAGTTTGTATAACTGTGTCTGTTGCACTGTTTTGAACTTCAACAGTTAATGTAGTTGTATCAGCATTTGCCGATGGTATAATAAATCTTTGATCTACATCTGAAGAATTTTCTGTATAATTAAACGTTACATAAGTTCCTTCATAAATTTTTATATTTTTAAATTCGTAAACACCATCTATTGGTGCAATTGTATGATTAGAAGCAGTTACAAATGAATAACTTGTTCCGTCAACTGTCGTTGTAAATTTTGTATCAACAGGCATAGTAATTGAACCGCCTGTTCCATCATTAACTCTTACATTAATGTCGGCATAGGATGCCGTTGCCGAACTAGGTGTGTAACCTAATGCCTTTGCTAATGAAACAATACTATTTCTTAAATCAGCAGAGTCAATAAACATTTCATTGACAGCAACATTTGTATGATACGATAGATAGTGTGTGTTATATGCTAATAAATCTAGCAACACTGCCATACCAGAACCTTCAAAGTCATAATCTTTAAATTGATTTTGATTTGAAAGAAATCTTTTTAGATTTGCTTTGATATTATCAAAGTCTAGTTCGGAAATATTTAATTTGTGTGATGCCATTTTATCTTAACCTTTGTAAAAATTCTGTTATAGTAACTAAGTCAGGAGAACCAACAACATAAAAAGCAATTCTAACTTTGTATTCGTTTTTATCTAAGTCTCCGTTTGTTGTGACTTCAACTATATTTGCTCTTGGTTCATAAACATCTAAAACTCTTTTAATTTTATCTGTAATAAGTGTCTCAATAATCGGCGTCATGTTTTCAAATAACAAAGCCCTTAGATCACATCCTATTTCTGGATGAAAAGGTCTCTCAAATCGATTAGTAAGAACTAAATTACGAACCGCTCTTTTGACTGCCTCAACGTCTGTTAATCTTACAACGTCTTTTGTTGCAGGATTACGATCAAAATCTAAATTTAAATCACTATAAATTTTATTTGAACGTTTTGAGTTATTAGTTGATGTTGCGTCATAGTTTGCCATAACAATATTTATATGGATTAATTTGAAAAAACGTTAGAAGATCCAGAAATACTGTGTAAACAACTTGCTAAGTCGCCTTCTCTACAAATAAACTTACCATTTGCTCTTACTGTTGAAGATTTTCCCACCATAGATGGTAAAATGTGTGTTCCATGTGTTTGTATTGAATCACCCTCTCTCACAATTCCTGATCCATTGACAAAAACGTCTGAACTTCCACCAATTGCAACACCTCCAGCAACATCAACACCTTTTCGAGCAACTCCTGGCACGTTATTGTACTCTTCCTTGCGAATTATAAGATTTGTACTGTCTTTTTTTGTGTTTATTCATTGAAGACATCTTTACACTTCGTTTTCTTTTTGCTTGTGATGTTTTTTTCGGGTTACTTACATGTGCAACGTAAGATTTTGCTAATTTTGCCATTATTTACCTATTTTTTTCTTTCTACCTAGTGGTAATTGAATTGAAGACACAATTTTTTTGCCTTTTTTACTAATATATTCAAATCCAATCAATTGATTCTTAAAATTTTCTTGGACAGACTTAACTGCCTTCTTAAAACTTGTATTTTCTTTTTTTTCTTCTTGTCCTTTTTCGTTCCAAAATAAAAATTCACGCATTTTTGCCATGATTCGTTCACTCCTTGTAAGATTCGTTGTTTTTTTTATATTTATGACTAAAAAAAACGGGTGTTCTTACTTTGTTCTCCTGTGCAAATTGGCACACCCTAAAAAACCCAGTAAAATCAACACTTTTTTTTGCTTTTTTTTTGCTTTTTTGTCATTTTTTGCTTGATTTTTGCGTTTTTTTCCTATAATATAAGTGTATATTATGAAAAACAACACTAACAAGAAAGAAAACACTATGAAAAATAAAATGAGAAATGATTTAGTTACTGAAATGCAAATGTTTTACAATGATGAATTTGTAATTGCAGATTCTTATACTGTAATCGAGCCAGGACTTTCAAACTTAAATTTTGAACAAACTTTAACTCATAATGAGTTGAATAACTACATGCATGAATTTAATGACTTTAAATTAGAGTCTATTATAGTCTTGCCTCAAATGTCACACTAACAAATAAAGAAAGAGAGAAAAAAAACACTATGAAAACTAAAATGAAAATAACAAATACAAAAAACGTGCAAGTACAATACTTACCTGCTCAAAAAAGTAACATGAAACATGTTATAAGAAATAAGTCTAAATGTGTTCAAACTAGAATGTCTTGGCAAATGATGTCAAAATATTTAAACAAAAATAGGGTTGCATAATGAGAGATTGGATTATTGCTTTTATATTCAGTTTTGCTGTATTACTAATGTTTGTAACTGCTGGATATGTTGAAGAAGATTTATACTTAAATGCTTTTATATCTTTTTCAATAAGTATGGGTATGTTTTTATCTACCTATGTTTATAACTTAACACTAACTAAAAAATAATAAAAAGGAATATACTATGATACAAGTAAATAAAACTGCTGAAAATATATATGAAGGTATTGCAAATATGATGGCTGGTGCTAAACAAGACTATGAAAGATGGTCTTCTAACGCACACGGCGAATCTTCACAATGGGCAAAAGACTCTGTTGCTGATTGGGATAATAAAACAAAAGTAAGTATGGGTAAAAAATACGTTAAGGTTGTCCAAGATACTGGTGTTTTTGCTTTTATTGTAAAAGAAGATTTTAAACATTTTAAAAAAGGTGATATATTAAAGGCTGCTGGTTGGAATGCACCTGCTTTAAATTCACCAAGAGGTAACGTATTAAAAGGTAACTATCCAATTCAATGGACAGGACCTTTATACTTAAAATAAATCAATCAACAATAAAAAGGAGAAATACATTATGACTAAATTAAAATTTAAAGACTTACCAAAGATATTGGAATTTATTAGAGACCCCTCTAATTCTGACCATCTTTATATGATCAAGGCGGCAATACAGAATGTTGAAAATTCTAAGTTTGTTGTTGGTAGTAAAGTTGTCTTTGGCAGACCTAACGGTCAAAAAAGAGTTGGTGTTGTTCTAAGAACAAGAAACGAAAAAGCAACTGTTGATGTAAACGGTCAAAAATGGAGAGTACCATTTGATCTAATGAATGTTGCTGATGCTGACTGGATGAAACATAACAGTAAAGGTAAACTGATATAATAATGTTTAAGTGGATATCTTTAACTGTTGTAACTGCCGTCTTAGTGACTTATATACATTTCACTTATAAGACGGCATGTGAAGTAAGAGATCAACAGCGTAGCAGAAATAAAGAATTAGAATTAATATTACAGGAGATAAATGCAAAACCTATCAAATAGTATATTTGTTGAAATAAGTTTTTGTGTAAGCGTCTTTAGTCTTTTAGTGCTTACAAATATAGTTTCCCTTTAAGGGAACCACCTTGTCTAGGTTCTTTCTTTCTTTCGTTGTTCATAAATCCTAGGCAAGGTAAAGAAAACCGCAAGTTTTCACACTTTCGAACCATCAAAGAAAAAGGCGAAAATTTTTGGTTTTTATAACACTAGGCCTCAACCCCAGGCCCTAATTCGTTTAAAAAGATAGTTAGAAGTTGTTGCGCTATTTCACCATATAATAACCATAGTTCACCCAAGTTGTGCCATATTACAGATATGCTTAATAGTAATACAATCATTGCGATTGCCATAATCAATTGTAATATCTTCCAAATGTCCATATCGTTATCTCATTTCTTTATTTGCTACCTATAGCTATTCCTTTGCGTCTCAACATAGACTATGTATAATATCCTTAACCTTCAGGTGGCATAATCTATACCAGTATAAATAAATCTAAAACACAGTGAATAAAAAAAGATCAGAATATTACTCATATTTCCCTAATAGTCCATTAACATTACACTATATCACCACAGGTGCCATATTACCTGAAACGTCAATAGTTGACACTCCATCGAAACGAAACATTAGACCTATCAAAGGAAAAGTCTGTAATCGTGCAACTACTAAGAAAAAGAGTTAGACTTAGAACGATTGTGAGATATTTTAAGGTATTGTAAGTTTTGTATAACATGTAGTCCTGAAACTGTTTTACCATTTAATGGCACAATATGATCTACTTC